AGACTGCGAAAAAATAATGGTAAAAAAAGTATATCAGAACCCAGAAGGTGGCTTAAATGCCAAAGGCAGGGCATACTTTAAGAACAAGGAAGGCGCTAACCTGAAGCCTCCAGTATCTTCTAAAGAGGCTGCAAAGTCTCCTAAGAAGGCTGCTCGTAGGAAGTCTTTCTGTGCTCGTATGAGTGGTGTTCCTGGCCCTATGCAGGACTCCAAAGGCAGACCAACAAGGAAGGCCCTAGCACTAAAGAAATGGGACTGCAACTGAGTAGCGGTTTTAACTCTATTGGAAGTATAAAAAAATGGCTAACAAAACTTACTTACAACTTGTAAATGATGTACTGGTTCGCTTGCGTGAGCCAGAGGTTACTGCTGTTACAGATAATACTTATTCCAAGTTAATTGGTAAGTTTGTTAATGATGCTAAACGGCAAGTAGAGGATTCTTTTAACTGGAATGCTTTGAGGACAACGCAGGCAGTTACAACATCCTCATCAGTTTACAGTTATTCTTTGACAGACTGCGAACAACGGTTCCGTGTCTTGTATGTCCTAAACAGCGGTGATGACTGGTTCTTAGGCTATAAGACTAGAACAGAGATGGCTGATCTGATCTTTAATCAGCCTCTAGTATCTGGCTCTCCAGAGTACTATAGTTTTAACGGTGTTGACAGTAACGGAGATACCAAGGTAGACCTTTATCCTGTTCCTGACGGTGTCTACACAATAAACTTTGAAGTTGTTAAACCACAAGCAGAGTTATCTGCATCTGCGGACCAGCTTAAAGTGCCGTCAGAGCCTGTAATCTTCCTAGCTTATTCCAAGGCTTTAAATGAGCGTGGAGAAGACAGTGGAGTAAACAGCAACGAGGCCTACCAATTATATCGTCAATCATTAGCTGACCACATTGCCATTGCCGATGGCAGACAAGAAGAAGACCTTATCTGGACTTCCTATTAATGAAAAACCTACAAACTGCTACTATTGCTGCTCCAGGCTTTCTAGGCTTAAACAGCCAAGAAAGCAGTATTCAGTTGTCTTCTGGATATGCTCTGAAGGCACAGAATTGTGTTATTGATAAGTATGGTCGTATTGGTGCAAGGCGTGGCTGGACTAGGGTAAACTCTACTGTCAATACAGACCTTGGTTCTTCTAACCCAATATCGTTCATGTTTGAGATGACGGATGCGGGTGGTAATCATCTTATTAGTGCTGGTAACAACAGGTTGTTTACTGGTACTACCACATTAACTACTAAGACAATCAGAACCGCTAACAATAGTGGGGATGTATCTTATACTATTACCGATAACAACTGGCAAGGGGCTGCCCTGCCTTATGGGGACGGATCTGATGCTAAGTCTCATGCTTATCTAGTACAGGCTGGACACCCTGCTTTGATATACCATGAGTTGCCTACTTCAGGCGGTAGTTCACACGCACATAACAGCGGTACCTTTGGATTTGTACGGTTAGGAGATGCAGGTTCATTGCCTACTGGATATTCTACTTCAGACTTTAAGCCTAACTGTGTTTTAGCTGCCTACGGCAGGATTTGGATGGCAGACATTGTAGGCGATAGACAGACTGTATATTTTAGTAGACTATTAGACGGATCAGACTTTGCTAGTGGTGACTCAGGGGCTTTATCGATTAACGCTGTGTTTCCCAACAATGACCAGATTATTGCTCTAGCGGCCCACAACGGCTTCCTAATCATATTTGGTAGGAACAACATTGCTATCTATAGAAACCCTATAGATGTTACTTCCTTACTCTTGGAAGACTTCATCCCTAACGTGGGCTGTATTGCTAGGGATTCTGTACAAAATACAGGCACTGATATTGTGTTTCTGTCTGATGGCGGTGTTCGCAGCCTCCAACGGGTTATTCAAGAAAAGTCCCTACCTATGCGGGATATGTCCAAGAATGTCCGTGATGAACTCATGGTTTCTGTTGGGTCAGAGACAGCCTCTAATATTAAAGCTATCTACTACGAAAGAGATGCCTTCTATCTATTGTCCCTGCCTGCTACCAAGGTAGTCTACTGCTTTGACACCAGAGGTGCACTTCAGGATGGGGCATCAAGGGTAACGGTTTGGGACTCTATGGAACCAAAAGCCTTCTGTGTCAATAGTTCTAAGGAACTCTTGGTAGGGAGGCCGGGGTACATTGGTAAGTACTCTGGATACGTGGACGATACTGCCACTTATCGTCTACAGTACTATACAAATTACTTTGACTTTGGCAGTCCAACAGCCTTAAAACTCCTTAAAAAGATAGGATTTGTGGTTATTGGCGGTTCTGGAGACTCCGTAGCCATTAAATGGGGGTTTGACTACGAAGAAACTTATCAAAGTACAACAAAAACACTTGACACCGGCTCAGTTTTTGAGTATAATATTGCAGAATACAACATAGCAAAATACTCTACTGGTGTTGTTTTAGACCAGTTTCAGGTTAACGCTACTGGAAGCGGTACAGTGCTACAACTTGCTTTAGAAGCAACAATAGATGGCGGTCCTCTTTCTATCCAGAAAATCGATGTTTATGTCGCACAAGGAAAAACAGTATGAGCAATTACACAAAGGCAACTAACTTTGCAATTAAAGACGGCCTTACCACTGGCGATCCAGCTAAGGTTGTTAAAGGTACTGAGATTGATACAGAATTTACTGCCATTGCGTCTGCTATATCATCTAAGGCAGATAGCAATAGTCCTACCTTTACAGGCACCCCAGCAGCGCCAACAGCGTCATCAGGCACTAATACCACGCAGATTGCTACTACAGCCTTTGTTACTACAGCAGTGTCGGCAGCTATACCTAGTGGTGGTATTATTATCTGGTCTGGTGCAGCTAATGCTATTCCTTCTGGTTGGTATCTATGTAACGGTTCTAATAGCACACCCGACCTAAGAAACAGGTTTGTTATTGGTGCTGGCTCTACATACAGTGTTGCTGCAACTGGTGGCTCTAAAGACGCTATTGTTGCTGGCACTGACGCTAACCTGCCTCCGTACTATGCACTTTGCTACATTATGAAAGCATAATGAATAACGAACAAATAAAAGAGTACCTAACTAAGTCTAAAGATACCAGAATACGCTTAGATAACTTAGTTGAGAATGAACATGGTTTTATGTCTTGGACGGAGCATGATGATGCTCTAGTTGCTCTGCAAGTTTATGGTGATGGGCATTATTGGAATATCTATCTCAATGAACTAGCAAAGCAGTTAGGCTACAAGAAAATACTCATGGGCACCAAGCGTAATTACAAAGCATTTGAGAAGAAGTTTGGATTTAAACTAACTGGTTATATTTTAGAAAAAGAGGTAATCTAAATGAGTGACATAGTATCCTCCGTTATAGGCGGACGTTCAGCAAGAAAAGCCGCAGAAAGCCAAGCGTCAGCAGCTAGATATGCAGCCGATCAGCAAGCGGAAGCTGCTAGATTAGCCGCAGAAGAGGCTCGATTCAGGCCTGTAGGCATCTCTACCAGATTTGGACAATCACAGTTCGAGTTTGATGAGCAGGGACGCTTAAAAGGCGCTGGTTATACTGCCTCACCAGAAATAAAAGCACTTCAAGACAGGTTATCTGCCCTCTATGGAGACAGTCTAGGTCTTGCTGAACGTGCTGTAGCGCCTGCTGAGACACTGTTTGGTCTAGGTCAGCAGTATCTAGCACAATCTCCAGAGCAGGCTAGGAATCAGTATCTGCAAGAGCAGTATGCAATGCTTGACCCTATCCGTCAGCGTGAAGAGCAACGCTTAGGCGCTTCTGTGTTTGGTCGTGGTCGTGCAGGCCTCAATATTGGTGATGTAGGTCAGCCTGAGTTGGCTGCATTGGCTACAGCAAGGCGTACACAAGACCTGCAATTGGCTGCACAGGCAGAGCAGGCTGCAAGGGATCGTATTAACTTTGGTACTGGTTTATTTGGTCAAGGCGTTAATCTGCAAACAAAAGCACTGGCACCGTTCCAGACTCAGTTTGGTACATCTCAGTTGCTTGAAGAGACTGCACAGCAGCCTTTGGACATCGGTGCTCAGTTGGGCGGTAGAACAGCCACTGCTGGTGCTAATGCTGGTCGCTCTTTGTTGGAAGGCGGTATGGCAGCATCACAGACCAGACTCGGTGGGCAATTGGCATCTATTGCTGATAGATCTCGTATTAGTCAAAACCTAATGAAAGACTTCTTTGGAAGTTTAGGATTTGGTCAGCAACAAAAACCAGCACCTGTAGAGAGTCGTGGTATTTATGGCGGTACCAGCGGTAGCGGTTATTCATATGATCCAGATATAGGTACTGGTAGCTACTATGACGGTCCAGAATCACCATATCTGGATTATAGCGGCGGTTACAGCCCTTACTAAAGGAAATATAAATGGCAGAGCAAACATTATTTGGTTCTTACAACCCTCAGTTAATACAGCAGGCTATTGATGCTGAGAGGGAACGTAACCTACTAGAACAGGCTAAGTTAACTCCACGAGAGGTTATTAGTCTCGGTGCTGCTAGATCAGGACAGCAGATGGGTAAGGCCTTGGGAGGTGTTGTTAATACCTTATTTGGTCTGCCTTCGGTGCAAGACCCAAGGCTACAGCAGGCTCAGTTGGGCCAGCAAGCCTACCAAGAAGCCTTACAAGCCTCAGACGGTGATGCCTCTTCACCAGAGTTCTTTAAGAAGTTATCTTCTTCGGCGGCTAAATTGGGTGTAACTACCTTGGCTCAACAGGCTGCTGTGCAAGCTGCTAAGTTGGAGTCTGAGCAGGCTTTAGGAGTGCAAAGGATTGCTTCGGCGCAAGCATCATTGGCTCAAGCAGCTAAAGAAAGGGCACCAGAGGCACCGCTGACTATTGCTGATCGTACTCGTTTAAATGAGTTAATTCAAAAGTTTGGTAATGTCGAAGGCGCTAAACGGTTTAGAGAAGAGCGTGATGAAGCTGCTCGTAAAACGGCTGCTGCCGGTGCTCCTCCTAAAGCATTTGGGGCTGATATAAACCTAAGAGAATCTTTTTTAAAAGAAGTTAAACCTATTGATGAACCACTAAATGCCCTTGAAAAAGCAGAGGCCCTTTTAATTGAGCAATCAGGGTTAGCAGATTCAATTGCTAAACGACAGTTTGCTAAATTTGCTGGTGACAGGGATATTAGTAATAAAGACGTTGCAGCCTTTGGTAACTTTGGACCATTAGGACAGCGCCTTAGCGGTATCTTTAGTCAGTTCTTACAAGGCACATATTCAGATGCGCAGCGTGAGGAAGCGATTAGAATTATTAAAAACTTAAGAAATCCTTTAGAACAACAAAGGGCATCCATAGAACAGCAATTTAAAAGCGCTGCTGAGAGGCAAGGAATTACTGGAGACCAGTCTAGTTTTGTTGTTCCAAGCAGGGCAAAAGGTGTTCGTCAAATAACAACGCCATCGGAAACAGGCATCTCTAATGCAATAACACTTCCTTCTGGAAATAAAGCAAGGCCCATACAATAAAGGAACAAAAATGGCTGTTGAAAAGATTATAGATGGTCAAAGAGTTGAGTTTCAATCTGAGCCAACGGCAGCAGACATTGAAGAATACCGCCGTTTAAGTCAAGGACAAAGAAGCCCTGCCCGTGTTGGTGTTCAAGGAATTGGTGATTTTTTACAGTATCAGTATCAACAGGCAGCCGAGGGTTTAAAAGACATTGTTAGATCTGCTTTTACTGTTGGGCCTAGTGCTCAAGAAATTATCGCATATAAAGCAAAAGGACTTACAGACAAAGAAATTGCTTCTTTATACAAAACCGGGCAAGAGCAATTTGAAGCACTAACCCCACCAGGAGTAGAGCAGAGAGTTGTGCCAAGGCGTGATGAGTATTTAACACGATACCTTGGGGCAGGTACTCGAGGTGTTGCCGCAACTGGCGGCATTGGTGGTCCTATATCGATGTTTGCAGCAGGCTCTGCTGGTGAGTTAGGCGGGGATATTGCCCAAGCAGCAGGTGCTCCTAGAGTTGCTGGTGAGTTTATAGGCGCTATGTCCCCGATGGCAACGAGCTTACTGGGTGCTAAAAAAGCTGTTGTTCAAGCAGCGGAAAGCAGCCCTACAATTGCAAACAAACTCTCAGAACTACAGGTAAAACAAGGTGTAACAGCAATTGCTGAAGAAGTTCCAGACTTAGCAAGAAGGTTGCAAACTGTAGATGAATTAAAAGCAATAAATCCTAACTTTAAACCAACTCTTTCGCAAGTAACCGGGAGTGCGGCTGCTGAGTCTATGATGAAACAGCAGTTTGCTAGAGATCCTAAATTTGCTGGCATGATCGGACAGCAACAGCAAAAAACAGAAGAAGCAGTTAATAGAATTTTATTAAAGGCTCTACCTGTTGGTGATGGTTTTGTAGAAACAACAAAGACGGAACTTGCTAAGGCATTGAAACCAGTCTTGCAAAACAAAGCTCAGTATGAAGATACGCTTATTAATTTAGGGTTGGCTATAAAAAACCAAACCGGCAGTGAGCAGGCTATTGGTACACAGTTAAAAGAGCGCTTTAAAGAGAACTTAAAGTCAGCAACTGAAGTTAAAAACAATCTTTACTCGTTCTCATCAAAGTACGCTTCTGATAAAGGATTAACAATTACCAACTCAGACTCACGCAGGATTTACAATACTATTTTAGACAGCGGACAAGACCCTGCTCAGTTGTTAAATTCGTTAAGCCCTAAAGAGCAAAGAATACTTCAAAAGCTGTACCCAGAAGGGCCAGCAACTGATGTAGCTAGTTTTAGGGCTGTAGACGCTAATGATGTAGATGGAATGATTAAATCATTAAATCAGCGTATTTTTATGCTAAAGGGCGGATGGTTTTTATAAGACTGAATTTAAACCTACTTTTAGGCAGGGTATGGGATATCGACTGTCTAAGTACGGTCAAGAAGGTTTTGACGTAGCTAACAGCGAAGTTGTTCGTGAGTTTTTAAAGAAGCCTGAAAACTTTGACGATTTTGCTAAGATTTATGGTAATGTCTACGGCGAGAAAAAAGATGCCTTTGATTTGTTTGAGCAAGGTGTATTTACGGTTTTGTTTAGAGACTCAAAACAGATACCGTCATCAGCGGATGTCACAAACTTCTTAAATAAATATGATGATGGCCTTAAGAAATTTCCGTCAATTAGAGACAAATTAGTAAACACAGAGTCTCTATTAGGCGAAGTTGAAAAACAGGGACAGATTATTGCCAAACAACAAGATGACACATTAGCATCTGTGTTGGGTAAGAACAAAGATAAATATGTTTCTGTCGATGAGCGTGGTATTGTTTCTTTAAATACACCAGAGTTAACTGATTCAGTAAGAAAAGCATTTGTTGGGGCTGCTGGTGATAAAAAATCTGCCGTAGACCGCAATGAATTTCTTGCTTTGCGTAAAATAGCATTATCTGATAAAGACGCTACTGAGTCTTTTAGAAATAATGTAATGAGAATTGTAGCGGATCAGCCCAACCCAGTTCAGTTTTTAAAAGATAATAGAGACTTAGTATTGCCTTTGTATCGTGGCAATTCAAAGGACTTTAAATTAGCAGAGGATATTTTATCTGGTGTTGAGATGGCTGCTCTCACGCCTATGAGAAACATACCAGCAACTACAGCAGTCCCGGAAGTAGGGGCAAAAACAGGTATTGGTTTATCTTCTATAATCAGTAAGTTAACAAATCCTATTTTAAGTGGAAGCACGGCAACTGCTCAGATTTTTAGCAAGGTACTAGCAAAACAGATTGAGTTGTCTAAAGACAAAGCTACTAAGCAAATTTTAGCAAATCCAACATCTTTTAGGGAATCTTTAGAAAAAGCAGCACTGATAAAAGATGATCCAAAAGGAATTGCTAAAGAGTTAGTAGGCGCTATTGATTTTTCTCCTGTAGCAAACTTCTTCGCTAAAGCAGGAGCAAGGTCTGGTATTGTTGCGATTCAGCCAAATGGGAATGTTGTAGTTAATGTTGGTGGTCAAAACTATGAGATGTCAGTAGACGACATAACAAAAGAAAACATAGACTATATTAAACAGCAGCAAGGCCAGTAACATGAGCGAACCAGTCACTCAAGTTGCCAAGGCTGCTGTCGCTGGCATCAAAGAGGCATTGGCGGTAGGCAAGGAACTGGAGTCAGTCACCAAAGACATCCAAGACCTTGGCAAGGCTGATGTGCAGGCCAGAGCAGCCTTCCGCAAGAAGCAGCTAAACAGGCCCAAAGATACCTCTGTGTTCTCTGCCGTTGAAGAATGGCGTGGATTATACGAAATTAAGCAGATAGAAGAAGAACTCAAAAGAGACATCATCGAGAAGCACGGTCCTGCTGCTTGGACTGAGGTAGAAGCCATTAAACAGCGTATCTTGGCAGACAATAAGAACCTAACTGATGAATTTGGCAGGGATCTAAAGAAACTCAATGAACTCAAGATTTACTGCTTTTTGGCATCGCTATTCATAGTCACTACTTACTACATCTTTAAAGGACACCTGTAATGCTATCGCTTATATCCTCCGCTATCGGCTTCTTTGCCTCTGGATTGCCACAGGTACTCAACTTCTTCCAAGACAGGGCTGACAAGGCTCAGGAACTTAAACTAG